GCGAGTTGACGTAGGCCGATGTTGCGGCGGCGATGACGACGGCGCGGCGGCGGTACTCCTCAGGGGACATCGGACAGTGCGTCCGTCTTGGCGAGGAACGCGACCGCCGGGTCGCTCGAGTCCATCGCCATCAGGCGTCGACGCTTCTCAATCGACATGCCCAACTCCTCACGCGCAGCGTCCAGCGGGAGAATCGACTGGCCGCTGGCGTCCTTCGCCATCAGCAGCTTGACGACGGCGTCGGCCTTCGCGGAGAACGTCGGCGTGGCAGGGTCACGCCAAATCGTTTCCATCCGGTGAGCCTCATCCGGCAGCTTGCCGTCGACGATGAGCAGTCCGATACGCATGACCGACTCCCACGACTCACCGAAGGAGCGGGCGCGGCGTTCGGCGCGCTTCACCAACCTGGCCTCAGAGGACCGGATCGCGTCGGCCGACGGTGGGTTGTCGGTGGAGAGCCCGAGGAAGTGTGGGGGCAGGCCTGAGAGTGCGGAGACGAGGCGGGCGTAGTGGTTGATGACTTCGGTGAAGTTCCGCAAATCCGCGCCGGACAGTTGCCCGATCTTCGCGTCAGGATCACCGAGTGTCAGGAACCGGCCCAGATAGGCTTCCCACGTCGACTTCTTGTTGCCGTCGGCGTCGATGAAGTCGTTCGCATCCGCACCGAGGACGTACCGCTGCGGGACGGCCAACATCTCCTGCGCGCCCTGCAAGTTGGACAGGGTGCGGCAGGCGGCGTCGGTGATGGGAATGACGTCAGCCATCTCCGAACGGCCAGTCCGATCAGACAGGCGCGAACGGTTCACCAGCGGAACAACGGGGACGACGGGTAGGCCGTGTTCGACGGCTTCCTCGAGCTGCCATCCGTAACCGCTGATCGCGGCGTAGTAAAGGGTGACACCTAGGCGGTAGACGACCGCCCTGGCGGGTTGGTCGTTGTCGTCCCACTCATAGATGCGGACAGCCCACTCGACCTTGCCTGTGCGCTGGTTGATCTTGTACCGGACGCCCTTGAGTGATTCGACGGTGATGAGCGGCATGGACGGGTCGTCCTCGTCGGCCCCGACGAAAATGGCGGCCTGTCCTTGGACCAAGGCTTCGATGTGGCCGAGGGAGGATTCCTCGTCGAGCCGGTTGGCCTGCCACCACGACCACAAACGGTCATCAGGCGAGTCCTGACCAGACAGGCGGAACCCTTCGACGTCGAGGCGTTCCTCGAGGCTGTCGACGACGAGGCGCGGCCAGTTGATGACGGTCTGCAAGTCGCGGAGCTCGGGTGGGAGGGCTAGACCCATCTGGTGTAGGCGGGCGACGCCGTTGTAGTAGTCGTCCATCCGGCGGGTGTTGATGCTGTCGATTCCGACTTCGGCTATCACTTCGAGGTCGTTCACAGCAACACGACCTTCCGTGATTTGGCGACCTTGCCGGAGTTGAGGGCCAGACGGCGGCCAAGACGTGCGCCGACCATGCAAACAGCCAGGTCGACGAGCTGTTTGGAGTCGCGGTTGACCTTGCCGAGCGAGATGCCGAACTGGTTCGGCCGGCGGCGCGCGTTATGAGTGTGGACCCGCAGCATCGGGTTTCCGTCGTGGGTCAACGACTGCTCCTCGTCGATTTCCTGCGCGACCTGCATCGCCATCTCCGTGAAGGCCTTGTTGCGTTCGCGGCCACCACGAGACGACATCCGCATGTCGAACAGAAGCGAGTGATATGAGCAGGCCTTGACGGTGATCTTCTTGCCGAGGTCCCGGTGCAGGTTGTCGATCATCTCGGCCCAGTACAGGGCCTCAGGGTCGTCGTCATCCCTGGTTGGTGACGGGTCAATCCCGAACCATGCAACCTTGTAGGTAGCGATAGCGGCTCGAGCGGTAGCGTCGACTTCCTCGCGCGGAGCCAGCCAGCCTGTGCCGCGGTCTCCGTGCGGGCGTTGCCACACGCCGAGAACGAACACGTATCCGTCAGACAGTCGGCAGCCCACCAAGCCGGTGGCGTCTGACGACTTCGAGCAGTCGAGAAAAAGTGCGACCTGTTCGCCGTCCTCAACCTTGTCGGGGCCGGCGCAGGTGTCGAAGTTGACGGGGTCGATCCAAGCGTCCTCGGCAGCGCCGAGTCCGTTGAAGTAGTAACGGATCGCATCGGCGATGGTGGTGCGCCAGTCCAGTACCTCATCGGACAGCCGCTCGAGGTCGGCCCACGGGGCATCCGCATAGGCGGCCGCGAGGCCAGCCATTCTTGAGGCGTCGTCGTTCAAGTTCGTGGTCGGTGGTGCCTCAATCGAGTCGTACAAGATGTCGTGGCGTTTCGCCTTGCCGGCAACCTGCCCCTGCCAGGCGTTGTACGAATGCTCCGCGACCGACTCATTGCCGAGCTGGTGAGCGTTCGTGAACTCCACCAGCCGGGCCTGAATGTTCGCAGGTGACTTACCGATGTTGCGTCGAGCCACAGCCGCGACACGCGTGCCGCCTGACGTTTGCGTCATGTGGTGCGACTCGTTCAACCCGATAGCAGTCGCCGGGTCACCCTCGGACGACTTCTCCGACGCGGTCAGCAGCTCGAGGCGGCCACCCGTGCCCTTGAGGATCGTCCTGGTTTCTCCGGCGTCGATGCCGTAGTACTCGCGGGCCTCACGATTCAGCATCGCGTTCGCGATCCGCAGCACGTCTTTCGACTGTGCCTCGGAGTTCGCGGCGATCTGCACCAGCGGCATCCCCTGTGGTTCACCAACCGGCGAACCATCCGCATCCCAACCCGCGAAATGACACGGGCCAATGAACTCAATCAGCAGCCACGCCGCACACAGCGGGTCTTTGCCGGTGCCCTTCGCGCCACGCTTCACGCCCGAGCGATACCGCCAGCGGCCATCAGGAGTGACCTGATACCAGAGGATCAGGAACCGTTTCTGCCCCGGCGTGAACCGCCACGGCAAACCCGTCTGATAGTCCGTCAAACCTGGCTCGACGGTGCGCCCCTCAGCCCAGTCGATGATCTGCGGACCCAACGACGAGTTGAGCAACGCGACCTTCTCGTCCATGTCCATCGGCCACGGCAAGGTCGTCCATGCGCCCGTTTTCGGGTCAACCGTGTAACCGGGCGGCAGCTCAGAGATCGCGGTAGTCATCGAGCACCGTCACGGGCTCGTCCACCGCAGAAAGCGTGTTCCGTTCAATCTCCATGCGAGCACGCCGGCGCACACCCTCAGTCGTCAACAAGTCATTCGCGCCAGACTGCCACGTCGCCATCATCTGACCCGAAATACGGCCAGCCTGGAGCTGCCGAGACAGAACCTCAGCCCAAATACGGGCCTGAGCCCAATCCGACGGCTCGTAATAGCGCGACTGCGCCGACTCACCCAACGACACATACCAAGCGTGCGCGATCGGATGCCACTGCCCATCCGGCTCGGGTATCTCAACGACACCCTGAACCTTGACAGTCGTCGTCGGCGTGGCTGGCTTGTTCTGCCGCCTCCGCTCAGAGGCACGCTTCGGAATAGGTCCGGTAACACCCATGATTTAGACCTCCTGGGCCTGATGAAACCGCACCCACCTGGGGTACGGGTGGAACGCCGAAACGCCCCACGAATGGTGAGGCGTTCGGGGTTGAACTGGGGGCCGTCAGCAGGCGGGCGTGACGACGCTGCGAACGTTGCTGTACTTCGACTGACGATGACCGCCATACTCACCCGCATACACGCGGAAGTACTGGCGAGCGCCGGGCCGCAGATGCGAGACGACCGTCGTCGTGGCCCCGTTGACCTGAGCCCTGGTCCCGTATTCCCACGGATTCCATTGCAAACTCGACCGGAAATCGCTCCGCAGACCATAGTTGATACTGGTGAAGCCGCCGCCGCTGGTGGCGCTCGGCTGCCACGTCACCCTGACCTGAGTGCAAGACACCACCGCCAACGAGCTCAGCTTCGGGGCGGCGTACTTGTAGCCGTTGTGAGTGGCGAACGCCGCGGCCGGCGTACCGAGAACGAGTAGCAGGGTGGCGATGAGGGCTGGTGTGATTCGACGCATGGTTGCAGGCTCCTAGATTGGACTCCCCAACATACGCCCATCGGCTCCCTAACCCGTAGGC